GATATATAGGACCAGATGTTTGGCTTATACCTATTAGAAACGTCTTTCCTCAAGTAGGAGCAGTATCTTTAGAGGATTCAGACTACATAATAATAAGAAGCTGGAAGCCTATTAGTTACTTTGAAGGATTAGAAAACGAGAAAGGCTATAAAAACATTCCAGAGATACTTAAAGTCTTAAAAGAAAAAGATGGAAGTAAAGGAGAAAGACCAGCAAGTGAAAAGACAGCTAGAGAAGAAGAAGAGTTTGCTGATGAAACAGCTGCTAGAAAATCTGGTTACTTTGAAGTTCTTTCTATGTTTGAAAGAGATAGATGGTACGATTTTTGTTCTGATGCTGAGTTAGTCTTTAGAGATATTAAAAATCCTCACGATAACGGAGAACTACCTATTGTTAATAAATACTCAATTCCACTTCTTGATGATCCTATGGGTATGGGCGACTTTGAAAGAGGTAAACCAATGCAGTATGGTATTAACTCACTTTGGAACTTGTACTTAGATGCAGTTAAAGTTTCAATCTTTCCTCCGGTATTGATAGATGAGGACAAAGTAAGTGATATGAGTTCTATTAAATGGGCAGCAGCAGCTAAGTGGTTAATGAAAATGGGTGGAGCAGTAAACGGAGCACAAACATTAAATCTAACTCCACAAGGAACTAATACATTTAATCAAGTTTACGGCTCAATGAATGCTTCGCTTCTTAATATGTTCGGTACATCCGACACATCTACTACTGCTGAAACCGATCCTGGCTTTGGCAAGACTCCACAAGCTCTTAAAATGCAAGCATCAAGAGAAAACGCCAGAGATACAGTAGATAGATTCTATACAGAAAGATTCTTAACGAATGTAATGAAGAAGTTTGTCAATCTTATAAGTAAAAAGATGAACGGATCAGTGGCAATTAGATTATTTGAGGAAGAGATAGATGAACTTAAGAAAAGCTTTCCAGAGGTTGAAAACATGTGGAATGAGAAAACCGGTAAACTTAACATCTCAAAGAGTAAATTTGGTTCAACTCTATACGATTACGAGATTATATCAGGTTCAACATTCGCAGTAGATCAATCTAAACAGCAAGAAGCCTTAATTAACTTATTTGGAGTTCTCTCTGAAGGATTGCAAGTAGACCAGACGGGTACTGCAACATCTCCTCTTTTAATGTCTATGGCTAAAGAGAATAAAAAGATAATGTTTGGTGAAATGCTTACAAGAATAATAACTAACTCCGGTATTCAAGATTGGGACAAGATAATTGTAGACACTAAAGACGATATAGACGCAAAGATGCAAGAAGATATGAATAAGATCCAATCACTTATAACTCAAATGACAGCACAAGGCGGGGTAGGACAAGTTCCTGCAACTCCACAAGGTGCTCCAGGAATGCCACAACCTATGCCTCAAGGAATGCCACAACAACCACAACAGCCAATGACGGCTATGCCACAGGAGGTAATAAATGAAGGACAATAAAGCTATAAGACCAAATTTTTATAAAGAGTTCACAACTCAAGTAGAGGAAGTGTTAGAAAAGCCTGAAGTTGATGGAGACCAAGAAGCACTTTCATATATAACACATTTTAAAGGTTGGGCTTTAATGAAAGACTATCAAGAGAGACTTAATAAGTTTTTAGATGAATCTTTAACACAAGCTATCGCCAACGGTGCATCTATGAAAGAGATCGGAGAAAGAGCTGTTGTTAAAGACTTAGCCAAGAATATTTTAGAAAGTTTTGTTCGTAAAGCTGAAGATGCAAGAAGAAACGCAGACAAATGAAGAAGTTAAAGAGGAAATTAAACCAATTATTGAAGAGGCTAACTTTGATAAGCCAGACTATATTTTCATTCCTAAGGGGAATCATGTCTGGAGGCAAGAAGGTTATTATCTGGTGTGCTCTAGCTGTGATCTTATTCATGCAACCTTTATTGGACCGAATAAAGTTATGGTTGGAATGGATGAAAAAAACAATCCGATCCTTAAAACAAGAAAAGAGTTAGGTATAGCCTGAGCTAGGTTTATCTATATGGTAAATCTAACTGAGTCCTTACAGACTCTGTAAGCTCTAGCCGACATATCGTGCTAGGAAGTTCTTACTAGAGATGGGGTGAGAAACATGAATAAAGAACCAAATAAAGATGAGGCGGAAAAAGCTGACGAAAGTCAAATCGAAGTAGAATCGCCGACTACTGAAGAATCTGAAGAAGTTGTTAATGAAGATGTTGTTGAAACACCTGAAGAAACGACTACTGATGAATTACCGGCAGATACCGATGGAGAAGAAGTTGAAGAAACCTTGACGGAGGAAGAAACAACTGAAGGTACTCCTAAAGTTGAAGGTCGTAAAACAGCTGAATCTCGTATTAAGAGATTAGTTACTGAGAAAAAGGAAGCAGAGGCAAAAGCCGAGTCGTTGGCAGATCAAGTACGTAAGATGACAGCTCCAAAGTTGCCACAGTACGAACCAACGAACACAGCTAATGAGACTGAATTAACAGTTGAGGAAGTATTGCGAAGAGCAGACACTCTCACTCAGATTCGTCTTGCACAACAAGACAATTTGCACAGAGTAAATAACGAGGCCTTAGAGGCTATCAAAGCATACCCTGAACTTGATCCAGACTCTGAATCTTTTGATCCTGAGTTATCAGAATCAATTTCTCAAGCAACAATGGCATCAATACAAGCCAATCCAACAGCTCCCGTAAGGAAGTTTGTAGATAGCTTAATGAGACCATATAAAAGAGCTGTTGAAAAACAAGCGACAGGTCAAGCAGAAGCCTTAACTAAACAGGCTTCTCAAACAGCTATGAGACCTACGCAGGTTCAGGAACAAGAGAAACCTTTTTCTGAACTTTCCATCGAGGAGATGGAGAAGAAACTTGGTGTAGTACACAGATAATGTATTCGCTAAGAGAGTAGCTCGCCTTTTAAGGCAGAAGTTTTAGTTAGATAGGAGGTGAATAATATATGGCAGAAGCATTAAACAGAACCGGAGGCGGATTATCAGTTCAAATGATGACCTACTATGAAAAAGTTTTCTTAGCAAGGGCAAAAAATCAATTGGTATACGCTGAAGGTGCACAAAAATCAACTCATGGAAAGAACTCTGGTAAATCAATCGTATTTACAAGAATGACACCTATGAGCAATGTCACTACAGCACTATCTGAAGGAGCAAATCCATCAGTAGTCTTATTGGCAGGTGCAAACGTGTCTTGTACACTAGCTGAATATGGAAACACCGCAAAACTCTCTAAATTCTTATCATTGACTTCTATTGATAGAAACAATGCACAGAGTATTGAGCTTTTGGGTCAGAATATGGGTGATACTATTGATTACCTTACTGGTAAAGAATTATCAGAAGGTGGAGATACAGCACTTTGGGCAAACTCAAAGAAAGCATCATCCTTAGCTTCATCCGATACATTGGATGCAGCAGACATTAGAGAAGTAGTTGAAGCTTTGGAAATTAACAAAGCACCAGCATACTCTGATGGATTCTACATGGGTAAAGTTGTTCCAAAGACCAAGACAAGTCTTGTAAAAGACTCAACTTGGGTAGCAGCTAAGACGTACTCAGATGTTAAAGACCTTTACAAAGGAGAAATGGGAGAGTTATATCAAGTTAGATTCTTGTTATCTACTCAAGCATTATCCTCAACAGGATCAAAAGCATCTTATACAGACGCATACTTAAACTTCTTTCACGGAAAAGACGCTTTTGGTACTTACGATCTTGAAGGAGATCAACCAAAACTCTATATACTACCTAATCCAGTAGATTCATACAACGCAACAGGTCGTTACGCTTTGATCTCATGGGCAGGCAGCTATGTAGCTAAAGTTCTTAACCAAGACTGGGTTCAAGTACTTAAGTGTGCCGCAGGGTAACACTTAGTTCTATATGGGGTTTAAACTGCTCTTGGCTTAAACCTCAAAACAGAATGGATAAAACTAGAATACCGGACATTGAATATTTACTTAAGGTTCTTAGAAACCCTTTTACCTCTAGCGGGGAAAAAAGAGAGGCACAAGAGAGTCTTAAAAAAATACGCAATGAGTCAAGCTTGGTTAAATCAATGAGACAAAGGTTAATTTATGAAACTAGACAGGGTAATTATAAAAACGTTAGAGATATAAATGAATACGTTTTTGGAAAGGATAGGTATCAATGACAACAAGTACAACATTTAGAACATCAGTAACAGCAGATAGCGGTCAATACGCAACACCAGCTAAGGCTGGCGATGGATCAACAACTGAGAAGTCGGATGTTGAAGTACCTTTTACAGAATATAGAAACGTTAATAAATTACCTTTAGCTGCTGACTATGTAGATGCTAAATTAACTTGGGATGAAGCAGACATGGTTGATGATGTTATGGTAATTGAAGACTATTTAACAGAACTTGTTAATACAGGTGAATTAGAGAATAGTATTAAAGCAGCTAGAGCAAAACTTAAAAACATGGAGAAAATGGCCAATATAGACAAATTAGAAAGTAAAGCTCAGAAACTAATTAAATTAGCTGAGTTTGTTAATTATATGAAAAAGCTAGACGAAAGGAAACATGACAGTATCTAAAGTAGGGACAAACGACACTAAGACATCTGTTCAAACCATGATGAATAGGTCCTATGATCGTGAGTTTGATGTAAATACTGTTGAATTATTAGGACACGAGCCAGTAGGTAATACTCTTAATAGAATTAAAGTAAATACAGACGGAGAACTTGTTGCTAATATTGAAACTAGTGATATTGAAATAGGTGCAGTTGAAATCAAAAATGGTGCAGATGATACAAGAGCAGTAGTAGGAACAAAAGGTTTAGAAGTATTTGACCAAGTAGCAAATTCTTTAGTTCCAGCAGTTTATGATTATATTTCTTTATCTTATACAGGAGATAATTTAACTGGAGTGGTATTTAAGACTGGTGGAAGTGGTGGTACTACTATTTCAACTTTAACTTTGGCTTATACTGGTGCTCAATTAGATACTGTAACTAAATCATAATGTCATTCAAATTTAATCCTTTTACATCTAAATTTGACATAGTAGAAACCGACCATACCAAACTATCAAATATCGGTACTAATACCCATGCACAAATAGATACAGCACTTGGAACAACTATTCCAGCGACCTACCTCAAACTAGATGCTTCTAACGACCCTATAACAGGAAACATAATGATAGATGGTTCAGCAGATGCAATTCAATTAACTGTTCAAGGACATTCTACCCAAACCTCTAACCTTCAAGAATGGCAGAATAGTGCAGGGACAGTGATAGGAGGAATAAGCGGATTGGGATATGCAGCGTTTGGAACAACTCCAACAGCCAATTTTGTGTTAGAAACATCAAATACAAAAACAGCAAATACAGGTTTTTTGACTGCAAACAAATTTCAACTATTTAACGCGCCGACAGCATCATCAAACGCCACTTATATTGCGGCATGGTATAGATGTTTTAGCACGGGTGCACAAAATATAACTGGTAGTATGGTTGGACAATATAACGAAGTAGTTCACCAAAGTACAGGGACATTAAATTTAAGTTATGGAGCTCAGTATTCAGTCAAAATGGATACCACAGGAGGAAATATATATAGAGCGGCGGGAGTAGTTGCTAGTACAAATACTGGTGCTAATTCAGCGTCTTTAATTACAAATTCCTACGGTTTTTGGGCGGACTCTCCATCGTTCGGAGCAGGAGCAACAACAACCATAACAAATGCAATGGGAGTGATAATATCAAACATGGGCAGTGCTAAAGTAACCAATGCCTACGGTTTATATATTGTATCTCAGTCTAGTGCTACTACCCTAAATTACGCCATCTACACTAATGCAGGATTAAATAGGTTTGGCGACCAAATATTTATTGATGGTAGTGCAGATAGAATACAGTTAAAAGTACAAGGACACTCAACCCAAACAACTAACTTACAAGAATGGCAAACAAGTGCTGCGGGAGTTGTTGCAAGTTTAGATAATTCTGGAAACTTTGTTTCAATAGCCGATATTAAAGGAGCTACATATCATGTCGGAGCAAGTGCAGGAGTAGACGGGTCATTTACTACAGCTGATTCAAAGACAGTAACAGTTACAAAAGGAATAATTACAGCAATTGTATGATAGAATTGAGGTGAATAATTATGATAAAACAAGCATGGTTAG